AAGCCATTATCACCCCTCAATTTGGGGAACTTTCTTCTCTTGTGACCAAACTTAAACATAATGCATGCACCATTAAACACCGTCAACTCGTGTATAATTCAGCTAGTCATGTTATGGGCCTTTATAAAAACATTGGAATCACTACAAATCACCAAATTTACAGCGGAACAAAAGTTGGTGAGTACGCAGGTGTTATCAACTTTAACGGTATTGATTATCCTTGTGTGCTCCATTCTAGAGTTCCTAGTCGCGATCTAGCTCTTATCCAAATAAATGCTCCTCAGTTTCCCGGTTTTAAAGATCTGAGAACGTATCTACTCGATGGTAGCAAAGGCTATAGTCTACCGAATTACGCTACTTTCGTTCGACTTGTCCCAGATGGTATCATGCAATCCGGTCGTATAACCTCCACCATTTCAGAATATTTCACGTACTGGTGGCAACGAAACCATGATACCAATGAATCTTACCGTAGTCTTATGCCTCAAGAAGGACTTCTACAATTCACGATTATAGATGGTACACCTCCTGGTAACGTTTTTCAACGAGGAGACTGTGGAATGCCCCTTATAGTAAAAATGCCTAATGGATACAAAGTTGCTGGTATACATAATGCTTTAGGAGCTAATGGGTCTGCAACTTTTACTAGTTTCATTCTTCAAGATGTTACTAACACGCAACAATTCGCTGTCGCAAATAACGTAGAAGAAGTACAGTCTCAAGAAATATCCAAATACATTATACACCCGCTTTCTTACTCCGGAAGTGAAGGTTTCACGACGAATGAATTTACACATGCGGCTATACTAGACACGCAAGTTGAACGTTTCAAACCGCATTTTAGTCCTGAAATTCTACATAACATGTATGGGAAAATTCCGTCTTACATCCTCACTAGCAACCCTACTCATAAGCGAAAACCTGTTGGTTGCAAGCTTGAGACTGAATGTACTCTTATTCCATCGCCCATTCACCCCATGTACCACACGCCCGAATTCATCAAAAATTGTTTAAAAGATGAAACTAACCGTCCTAACCCCTTGTATCTTCAGGCTGCACGAACAGGGAATGGTAAACCATGGAATCCGAACGAACAACTCATGGACGTGACAATCCGTATAGTTCAAGATTACCTAGTACACACGTATGGTATAGGCCATAAAATTCTGTCTATCTTTGAAGCTATCAACGGCAATGTTGAAATGGAACTCGAAGGATTCAATATGAACACTTCCGCTGGACCTACAATGAAAGCTAAGTTCAAGATACACAAGAAGGAAGAAATGGTGTACAATACTAACAAAAATCAACACCAAGCTCCAATCTACGCTTTGAGTGGTGATGCAGGAGATTTTACCATTAAGGAAGCCAAACAGCAAATGGACTCTCTTAATCAGGGTACTCCCTTCCTTATTGTTGCCAGAGATGTACCAAAAGTAGAACTACTACCTCGCGCTAAAGTCTATAGCGGAAAAACCCGACTGTTTAATGAAATAGACCTTTCAACCAACATTACTCTTAAGAGAATATTTGGTGATCTAGTGGCCAACATGCAGAGAAATCATCATAAGAATTTCATTAAAATAGGCTTGGATCCTCTCCGAGAATGCCACCTTATTATGTGCCAGATCCTGTCTAAAGGTGAAAGTAATGTAACAAGTACTGATGTTTCCAGTATGGATAAACATATGCGACCACAATTCATTAGGCGTATCGTATCATGCATCGCTCCACTCTATGATAAACCCGAACCTTTTTGGAACGCCTTGTGTCTGTCTCTGAGCCACTGCTTTGAACTTCTCGATGGCGTAGGTTATTTCCCTGTCGGCGGAAA